CCCCGGGAAGCGACCTACAACGACAAACGGTTCCGGAAGCGTTACCATTGACCCCAATGGCACGAAAGACCAAACTCGCTGAACTCGTTGTGAACGAGACTTCGGGCGTGGACCACCCTGCCCACCTTCACGAAGGTTGGTTGGTAATCAAGAGTGCCGCCGATCAACAGGCCCAAGGAGAGAACGTGGAACTCGAGATTCCCGAGACGGTGAACGAGCAAATCGAGAAGGATGCTTCCGACACCGACATCCGTAAGGAGATGACCGACCTTCGCAAGGAACTGGCTGACCTCCGCAAGCAGAAGGAAGCCATCGAGGCGGAGCGTGAAATCGAGAAGGCTGTCGAGGCCGCTCACGCTTGGGGCAACCTGCCCGGGTTGAACCCGAAGGAGTTTGCGCCTTCGCTGGTTGCCCTCCGGAAGGCTTCGCCCGAGATTGCCGCCCAAGTGGAGGCCATCTTTGCCGCCGCCTCCACCGCCCTTGCTGAAACCGACATTCTGAAGGAGTCGGGCACCGTCTCCGAGCCGCAGGGTTCCGGCGACGCTTGGACCCAAATCGAGGCTCTCGCCAACGACCTGATTGCCACCGGCAAGGTCGATTCGTTCGCAAAGGCCGTCACCACGGTCGCCACGTCGAACATGGACCTTTACACCCGTTACCTCCAAGAGAAGGGAATCTGACAATGGCTTACGAGGCCCCGCAAATCAAGATTGGAACGTGGACCGCTTCCGCCGACCTTTCGTCGAAGCAATACCACTTCGTCAAGATGTCCGGCGATAACACGGTGACCGTGACCGCCGCCATCACCGACAAGACGATTGGTGTCCTTCAGAACGCCCCCAAGAGCGGACAGGCCGCCGAGGTGTGCGTGTTCGGCGTGACCAAGGTGGTTGCGGACGGCACCCTCGCCGCCGGAAGCCTGATTGGAACGTCGAGCGACGCCCAAGCCGATGCCATCGCCGCCGGAACCGACACCACGGTTTACGTCGTCGGACAGGCATTGGAAGCCGCTTCTGCCGGTGAAACCGCCACGATGTTCTTCAACCCGAGCAACGCTCGTTCGGCCTGACCAAGAGAGGAAATAAGCCATGCCGCAACCCACCAACAATCAGGTCCACATCGACGCTGTTCTAACGAACTTGTCGGTGGCCTACATGAACGAGGCCGACAACTTTGTCTCGTCCAAGGTGTTCCCCACCGTTCCCGTGGCGAAGCAGAGCGACCTCTACTTCACCTACAACCAAGCCGATTTCTACCGGGACCAAGTCAAGGTCCGGGCGGACGGTGTGGAGTCGGCGGGCTCGGGTTACGCCCTTTCGACCGGCACCTACTCGGCGCAGGTTTGGGCACTCCACAAGGACATTGGTGATCTCGTTCGTGCGAACTCCGATGCCCCGTTGGACCCCGACATGGATGCCACCCGCTTCCTGACTCACCAAATGATGATTCGTCAAGAGCGTGACTGGGCTTCCAAGTTCTTCACGACCGGCGTGTGGGGAACCGACAACACCCCTTCGACCTTGTGGTCGGCCTCGGGTTCAACTCCCATCGACGACATTCAGGCGGGCGTGAACACCGTTCTGACCAACACCGGGTACATCCCGAACACGTTGGTGCTGTCGTACAACGTCTACAAGACGCTTCGCAATCACTCGACCATCGTGGACCGCTACAAGTACACTTCGGCGGACTCGATCACCCCGGAACTCATCGGCAAGGTCGTCGATGTCCCCCGAGTGCTCGTGATGAAGGGCGTGTTCAACTCGGCGGCGGAAGGCGCATCGGCAACCTACGCTCAACTGGGCGACAAGGATGCCCTGCTTTGCTACGTCGCTCCCTCGGCGGGCCTCATGACCGTTTCGGCGGGTTACAACTTCACTTGGAACGGCGTTTCCGGTGGGTTGGGAACCGCCTCGTCGGTGTCCCGTTTCCGGATGGACCACTTGCGGGCCGACCGTCTCGAAATCGAAGCCGCTTGGGACTTCAAGGCCGTGGCGACTCCGCTCGGCTACTTCTTTTCCAACGCTGTCGCCTGACCGTAGCGGCTTCGCCACAATCGAAACACGGCACTTGGCCGGTGCGGGTGCCACAACCATCCGCACCGGCTAAGTCTTTGAAAGGGGCGAAATGAACAATCAGTCAGACGGACAACCAGCGAGAATCGTTACCCTGACCGGGGCGAATCAGGTGATCTCGGACCCAACGATCTTCATGGGGATTAGCGTTGCCGATGAAGGCACCGGGTCGATCAAGATTCACGTTTACCACGGCGATTCCGATGACGGGCATCCCATCGTTTCCCTTCATGCCCAATCAGGTTACGGCGATCAGTTTTGGTATGGTCCAAACGGAATCCTTTGCCCGGACGGTCTTTACGTCAAGGTCTACAACGGCACCCCTGCCGGTTGCGTGTTTGTGAAGTAGGCCCTCGATGACGTGGAGTTACACCGGGAACCCGGCGAGTTCAGCGAAAGATGCGATTCGGTTCCTCATCGGAGACACCGACACAAACGACCAACTGCTTTCCGATGAGGAAATCGCATGGTTAAACCTTCAAGTGACGGGCTCATCAACGTCCACCGATCAGTTGTATTCGACCGCCCACGATGCCGCAACGAGTATCGCCGCCAAGTTCACTCGAATGGCAGACAAGTCGATTGGTGATTTCTCCGTTTCGTACTCACAGAAGGCGGCCCAATACCGGCAACTGTCGCTCGATTTGAAAGCGCAGGCCCTCCGAGACTCCGCCCCAATCCCTTATGCCGGAGGACTCACCTACTCCGACAAAGAGATTGACATGGACAACGATGACATGGTTCAACCGTATTTCCGGACCGGCCAGTTCGCTGACGTCCGGGATGGGGGCGGCATTAACACGACCCAAGGTATTCAATGGTTCGGTCCGGGAGCGAATCCGTGACAACGGTTCTCAATCAGTTCGCAACCGAGTTCCGGGGCATGGTGAACGAGACGGTCACCATTAAAGCCAAATCGAGCCAAAACAACTATGGCGAAGCGTCGTATGCCGGAGCCGGAAACACATTCCCGGCCTACGTCACCCGCCGCAAAGACTTGGCGGCCAACCTTGAACAACGGTTCAACACGGTTCAATACACCGCCTACATCGCTTCAACCACCCTGACGGTGAACCTCGACGACCAAATCACATTCTCGGATGGAAACATTCGTCCGATCATCGCCATTTACTACGCCCGAGACGAGTTCGGCCAACAGGGTGTTGTTCTCACGGTCGGAGCCGCCTAATGGCCACCGGTTCGAAGTCGGTGTCCCTCTCGGGAATCGAGGACATCGTTGCGGCGTTCTCTTGGGCCCCGGAGCAAATGCGGCAAGCCGTAAATCAGGCCATCACCGCCGCCGCAACCGACGTCGGCCTTGAAGCCGATAATCTCGTTCCGGAGGACACCGGAGCACTCCGCTCATCGCAGAACATAGGTATTCGAGACAAGGGTGAGGTGATCGAGGCCGAAGTGAGTTACGGCGACACCGCTACCCCTTACGCCCTCGTTCAACATGAACGGCTCGACTTTTGGCATCCGCCGAAGCCGCCGGGAAAGAGTGTCGTCGGCAAACGTTCGGGAACCGGCCCCGGAACCGACCCGTCCACCGGACGTGGCCCAAAGTATCTTGAACGTCCGTTTATGGAGGAAACGGCTAACTATCCGGAAAAGATGGCTCAACGTATTCGGGTTCACTTCCGGCTTCTCGGAAGGGGCAAATAACAATGGGCCTGCTCGAAGATGTCGGTGCTCGAATCGACTCCGAAATCGCAACACTCACTCTCGGGACCAACCTGTTCTACGGTCGGCTCCCTGACTCCCCGGACACTTGTGTTGCCGTCTACCAATACGGCGGTGAACAGGCCGTTGGGACAATGGGCGGCGACTCGATGCCGGTGATCGAGCAACCACGGATTCAGGTTGTAACCCGGGCCTCCGGCTACGTCACGGCGCAATCGTTGGCAACGAGCGTTTGGTATGCCCTTGAAGCGGTGCTGAATGAGACTTTGACATCCACCCTCTATTACAAGATCACGGCGATTCAATCGCCGTTTCCAATGGAGCGTGATTCACAAGATCGAATCATGTTCGCACAGAACTTCAAGGTTCAGAAAGTATTATGAATCTTGACCCTTATGCCGAACTTCGGGGAACGGCGGAGGCCGAACGCCTGACCCGGCTCATGGTCCGGTGTGCTAATCCGGATTGCGGGAAACTGTTAGCCGAAATGGTTACTGCCCCTTGGCAAATCCGGTGTCCCCGCTGTAAATCCGACAACCGTTCCCAACAGGGCCCGTGGTGAATCAGGTGTCGTTCTCCCACTCCGCTACCGAAGCGTAGGGTCGAGGGTTCCCGGACAGGTATTCCGAAGCCTGCTGAAACAGAACCAGTTTCTTTCGAAGGTCCTCGATCTCCCGAGCCGCTTCCTCGCAAAGTTCCGGGACACCGTTGCCAATGGCGAACAGGTGCCGGGACCTTAACCGTTCAACGATTTCCGCCATCACGTCTCCTTCCAAGATGCCCGCATTGGGCTCTAAACGCCGATCTTAGCGCATCTACGGCAACAAATGGGGTGAGATGCCCCGATGATTCGAGGGGCCCCCGGAGAGACGTCGAGCAACACCATGCCGTTACAAATGGCCGTTCCGCTGACCGGCCTCGCCAAATGGTATTTGCCCCCGTGGACCGGAGCCCGGAACTCCATGACCCGATTCATGAAGGCTCACCTTGGACGTTGTACCGGGCTACGAACTGATCGAGGGTTTCACCGATGTTGGTGCCGTGGCCCCACCAAGTCTTTCCGCCGTCGGTGCTGACTGCGTAATAGACACCGATTCGGGTTTCGACCGCCTGAACTCGCCGGTTGCCGCCGAGATCAAGTTCGATTCCTCGCTTAGCCTTGTTCTCCCGCCGCTTAACCATTTAGGAGCCTTTCGCAGAACTGGCAGAGGGTCATCCATTCGGTCTGCTTGCTGAAAATCAGGTTGTCGGTTGCCCCGCATCGGCAGGCCGGTTCCGGCCCACGTTCCCGGGCCGCACGTTCGGCGGCGGCGTTCCGCTCTTGGTCGAGCCGGTCCCGTTCGGCCTGAGAGGGGACGATTCGCAGGTTTGGCCGCATCAGGCACCCGCTCGCAGGGCGTCGGCTTCGACCGTCAGGCGGAAAATCTTGACCGCCGCCGCATCACGGCTTTCGTCGAGTTCCCGACGCTGTTGGGCGGAAAGGACATCGGTGCGGAGCCGGTAGCGGAGTTCCGCTTCCCGGTCCCCTAGAAAATCGAGCAGGGTTTCGATCTCGGCCAGTCGGCCTTCGGTGGTGGTCGGTGCGTTTGTCATGCCGTAATCATAGGGGCCACGTTCACCGATGTCAAGCCTTTAGTAAAGATTTCTGACAGTATTTCTAAAGTCAATGTGTACGCTGGGACTTCGTAATCGAATACGTTCGGCCTACAACGTCACCGGGGCCCCTAAGGGTATCCTTGTAACGAGTGCGCTGGTCGCCGCAGGTGTCCGAGAAGTGACCGAACTTTTCTAACCTGCTATTCAGACGGGAGAGTTCGGTGCTTTACAAGGTGACAGGCGGACAAGATGGAATCTCGGGCATCGAGGTTGCTGGCCGTCGCTTCGAAGCCGGTGAAACTGTGGAACTGCCCGGGACCAAGGCCGAATGGCTCGTGGACATGGGCTACTTGGAACCCGTCGAGGCCAAGAGCAAGAAGGGCACCAAGACCGACCCGGAGCCGGAGCCCGAAACGATCACCGGAGAGGATGAATAATGCCCACGTTCGTTCACGGTAAGGGCACAAAGGTCCTACTCGACGCATACGACCTTTCCGGGTACTTCAACTCCGCTGACGTCGCTTCCTCGGTTGAAACCGCCGAAACGACCGCCTTTGGCTCATCGGCCAAGTCGTACATCGTTGGCCTTCGAGATGGCACCCTTTCGCTTTCCGGCCTGTATTCGCAAGACTCCGGTGGAAGCGACGATCAACTCTCGACCATTCTCGGTTCAGCAACCACCCCAATCGTTACGGTCGCTTTCGAAGCCGGGACCATCGGAAACCGAGCCATCGTTGCCCGGGCCCACGAAACCAACTACTCGATGTCCTCCCCCGTGGCGGACGTTGTAAGCGTGACCGCTGATTTCAACGCCACCGCCTACAACGACGGCAACGTGGTTCTCGGAATCGACACGGGCGTCATGCTCACCACCGGCAACTCGATTGCGTTCGGAAGCCTCGGCAACCTTTCCTCGGTTGATAACGGGGCGGCCACCACCGCCGGAGCCGTCGCCAATCTTCACGTCACCGCCAACTCGATTTCGGGCGGGGCAACCACGATCAAGGTTCAAGCGTCGGCAGACAACTCAACATGGGCGGACCTCATCACGTTCGCTGGGGTGTCCGCTTCAACCACCACGTCCGAGCAGAAGGCCGCAACCGGAAGCGTGGCCCGCTATTTGCGGGTAACCGCCTCCACCGCCGGAAGTTCGGGTTCCATCACATTCAACGTTTCAATCGCTCGTTTCTAAGGAGAGCCATGCCCACTTTCGTTCACGGTAAGTCCACCGATTTCGCACTCGACGACACCGCCGGTACTTCCCGGAATCTTTCCAACGTTCTGACGTCGGTTGATTTCCCGGAAACCATCGAGACGGCGGAGACAACCGCTTTCGGTTCGTCGGCTAAGTCGTACATCGTCGGCTTGAAGGATGCCACGATTTCCGTCTCCGGCATTTGGGATTCAACCGTCGATGGTTACGTCATGGGCGGTTCCGAGCCCGCTTCCCGGTCGTTCATCTACGGCCCCGCCGGTTCCACCGCCGGAAACGTGAAGTACACGGGTGAGGCCATCGTTACCAACTACTCGATCTCCAACCCTGTTGGTGACGTGGTAACGTTCAGTCTTGACCTTCAGGTCACCGGAAGCGTTACCCGAACCACCTACTGACCCGCAAAGGAGTGGCCCAAGTGCCCGGCAGTAACAACAACATCATCAACAAGATTCGAGCGGCGAGCGATCTCGAACGAGTCCAATACCACGTTGCTGAATGGGACGTGGACATTGAAATCCGGTCGTTGTCGGCCAAGCAGAGGGCGGCACTCCAAACGCTCATCGCCGACGACACGGATGGATTCACCACAAAGCAGGAAGTCATGTGGACGTTCCT